AGGAACGCGATGCCATCCTCGCCTGGCCCGCCCGCGTTGCTGCCGAGATGGCCGCTGAACTGGGCGTTGATGCGCATCGGCTGCAGACCATGATGGACACGCGGCTGCGTGAGCATCTGGCCGCGCGGCATGAGGTTCGGGTGAGCCTCGGCTGATGTGGGGCGAGCATCTGCTGGAGGAGCTCGGCCGCTTCGACGGTGATGCCGAGATCCTGCAGGCCTGGCGCGACGGCATGATGCCGGAGCCGGCGCTGCTGGTCTCGGAATGGGCCGACAAGCACCGCATCCTCGGCAGTCGTGGCTCGGCCGAACCCGGTCCATGGCGCACGGCGCGCACGCCCTATCTGCGCGAGATCATGGACGCGCTGTCGCCGTCCCATCCGGCGCGGCGCGTGGTGTTCATGAAGGGCGCGCAGGTCGGCGGCACGGAATGCGGCAACAACTGGATCGGCTATGTGATCCACCACGCGCCGGGGCCGATGCTCGCGGTGCAGCCGACCACGGAACTCGCCAAGCGCTTCTCCGATCAGCGCATCGACCCGCTGGTGGAGGACACGCCAGCGATCCGCGAACGGGTGGCGCCGGCGCGCAGCAGGGATTCGGGCAACCGCCAGCTCTCGAAGGAGTTCCCTGGCGGCCAGCTGGTGATGACGGGCGCGAACAGCGCCGTCGGGCTGCGCTCCATGTCGGCGCGCTTTCTGTTCCTCGACGAGATCGACGCCTATCCCGGCGACGTCGAGGGCGAGGGCGATCCGATCGCGCTGGCCGAGGCGCGCGCGCGCACCTTCGGATGGCGGCGCAAGGTGTTCCTCGTCAGCACGCCGACGATTGCCGGTCTGTCGCGGATCGAGCGGGAGTATCTGGCGACGGATCAGCGGCGCTACTTCGTTCCCTGTCCGCATTGCGGGCACATGCAGCATCTTCGGTTCGAGCGGCTGGTCTGGGACGAAGGCCAGCCTGAGACGGCGCGCTATCTCTGCGAGGCCTGCAACGCGCCGATCGGCGAGCAGCACAAGGCGGCGATGCTGGCCGCGGGCGAGTGGCGGCCAACGGCCACGGCCACGGACCCGCACGCGATCGGCTTTCACATTTCGGCGCTCTACTCGCCGCCGGGCTGGATGCCCTGGTCAGAGATCGCGCGGCTCTGGATCGCCGCGCAGGGCGACGACCGGGCGATCAAGACGTTCAAGAACACGGTGCTCGGCGAGACCTGGCAGGAGAGTGGCGAGGCGCCGGATTGGCAGCGGCTCTATGATCGCCGGGAGCATTGGGAGCCGGGCACCGTGCCGATGGGCGGGCTGCTGCTGACGGCCGGCGTGGACGTGCAGCGCGACCGGCTTGAGGCTTCGATCTGGGCTTGGGGGCAGGACCGGCAGTCTTGGCTGATTGAGCATCGTGTGATCGCCGGCAACCCCTTCGAGGCGGCGGTGTGGGAGGAGTTGCGGCTGCTGCTTGACGACACCTGGCAGCACGCGAGCGGGCACCGCCTGCCCATCGCCATGGCGGCGATCGATAGCGGCGACGGCATGACGACGGCGGAGGTCTATGCCTTCGTCCGGCGCATGGGATCGGGCCGCGCCATTGCCGTGAAGGGCCAGGACGGGTTGCGTGCTGCCATCGGCCAGCCGGCGGCGACGGAGGTCAAGCGCAACGGGCGCAAGGTGGGCGGGCTCAAGGTGTGGCCGGTGGGATCGTCCTTCCTCAAGGGCGAGACTTATGGGTGGCTCAAGCTTGCCCGCCCCACCGAGGAAAGCGGCAATCCGTTCCCGCCGGGCTATGTCCATCTGCCGGTCCATGCGGCGGGTGAGGAGTTCTGCCGACAGCTCACGGCGGAGCAGTTGGTCGCGCGGGTGGGCCGCAATGGCTTCCGCCGGTTGGAATGGGTGAAGACTCGCGAGAGGAACGAGGCGCTTGACTGCCGCGTCTATGCCCGCGCGGCCGCCGCTGCGCTCGGGATGGATGGCTGGGGCGAAGGCCGCTGGGCGCGGATGGCGGATGCGCTGTTGCTGCCGGCCGCCGAACTTCCCACTGCCGGGAATGTCGCTCCGCCATCGTCGCCACCGGCAGCGTCCGACACCCATCGCCCCCGCGCCTGGCTTGCGCCGCGCGGCGGCTGGCTGCGCTGACCAGGGAGGACGCGCATGGACCCGACCGTCCTCGCCTGGGCGCTGGCGCAGCCTCCTGGCAGCCGAGCCGCTGCGCTTGCTGCGGCGTACACGGGCGGCACCACGCGCGTGACCTTCGAGGGGCGCACGGTGGAATACCGCAGCCTTGATGAGTTGGCGCGGGCGATGGCGGCGCTGCGTGGGGCGGAGATCACGGCCGCGCGTCGCCCGTCCGTGACGCTGGCCAGCTTCTCGCGCGGGGGCAGCACGTGATCGACCGGATGAGGCGGCGCGTGCGCGACGCCTGGAACACCCTGCGCGGCTACGCCGCCGCGCAGGACCACCGCGCCTCGGCCTGGGCGCCCTCGGGAGGCAGCGCCAACGCCGAGGTCGGCATGGCCGCAGCGACGGTCGCCCGCCGCGCCCGCGACGCCGTCCGCAACGACCCGTATGCCAGCCGGATCGTCGATCTCTGGACCGGCAATGCGGTAGGCGCCGGCATCACCACACGCTGGCCCGACGACGCCCACGGCCGCGCCTGGCAGCGCTGGGCGGAGAGCACCGCCTGCGACGGCGAAGGGCGGCTCGACCTCTACGGCCTGCAGGCGCTGGTCATGCGCGCCGTCGTCGAGAGCGGCGAGTGCTTCGTCCGGTTCCTGATGGTGCCGCCATCGCCCACCAACCCGATCGGGCTGCGGCTGCAGGTGCTGGAGAGCGACCATCTCGACACAGCGCGCAACGGCATGGTGGACGGCGCTGCCACGATCCAGGGCATCGCCCTCGGCGAGGCCGGCGAGCCGATCGGCTACTGGCTGCATCGCGTGCATCCGGGCGCGGCGTGGATCCTGCCGGACGCGACCTGGCAGAGCAGCCAGCGCATCCCGGCCAGCGAGGTGCTGCACATCTACCGCAAGCGCCGGCCCGGTCAGCTGCGCGACGTCTCCTGGCTGGCTCCAATCCTGCTGCGGCTGCGCGACCTCGGCGACTACGAGGCCGCGCTGCTGATGAAGGCCAAGATCGAGGCCTGCCTCGCTGCCGTGGTGACGGAGGAGGGCGACGAGGCCATCACCGGCGCCGCGGCTGGTCTGCTCCGCGACGCCCAGGGCCGCACGGTCGAGAGTTTTGAGCCGGGCATGATCCTCTACCGCCGCGGCATGGGCAGCGTGGAGGTGGTGAACCCTTCGGGCGGGGGATCGCATGCGGCCTTCGCGCGCCGCGCGCTCGAGGCCGCCGCGGTCGGCGCGGGGCTGACCTACGACCAGGTCTCCGGCGACCTGACCCAGGCGAACTACTCCAGCCTCCGTGCCGGCAAGATCGAGTTCCGCCGGCTCTGCGAGCAAGTGCAGTACGGGATGCTCATCCCGATGCTGGTGCGCCCCATCGCCGAGCGCTTCCATGCCCAGGGCGCGCTGCTCGGGCTCTGGGGTGCCGAGATGCCGGATGGCGTGTCGCACGTCCCGCCGGCGCACGAGATGATCGACCCGCTCAAGGACACCACCGCACTCATCGCCCAGGTGCGTGCCGGCTTCGTGCCCCAGCCCGAGGCAGTAGGCGCCTTCGGCTACGACTTCCGCGCCGTCGTCGAGATGATCCGCGAGGCGAATGCGCTGCTCGACGATGCCGGCTTGGCGCTCGACACCGATCCGCGCCGCGTCGCGAAGTCCGGCGCCGCCCAGGACGCGGCCCAGCTCGCCGCGATCGAGATCGCCGCGACGGGTGCGGCCGCACCTCCACGCTCCAACAGTGAGGATCCCCGGTGATGCTACATGTCACCTGCTGCGCCGCGCCGCGCGACACCTTCGGCCGGCTGCTCTCGTCGCTGGAGCCGGCCGATGGGCTGCTGTTCGCTGTGACGCTCGCGCCCGGCGAGACCAGCCCGCCGTTGCCCCCAGGCAGTGGGCTGCTGACGCTGGTGGCGACCGTCCCGGCGCGCGTCGCCATCCTGGCGGACGAGCAGCAGGGGCCGCCGCTGGAACGGCTGCTGCCCGCGAACGAGACGCGGGTGCTCGAGGCGCGCGCTGGCCTGCGTGTCACCTGGACGCCGTTCGCTCCCACGCGAACCAGCAACAGCCGCCGCACCGTCAGCCCGGCGGTCTGATCTCTCCACCCGGAGCATCCCATGTCCGATGCCTTGTCTGCTGGCGCGGCTGCGCCGGAGGGAACCGCTGTGCCGATCATCGCCCAGCGCGCCCTGACCGCACCGGCCACCGTCGACCGCGCGGCACGCACCGTCGAGGTGGTGTGGTCCACCGGCGCCCGCGCACGGAACTTCGTCCCCGCCCTCGGCCTCATCACCGAGGAGCTGGAGATGTCGCCGAACGCGGTGCGCATGGACGCACTGCGCTCCGGCCGTGCACCGGTGCTCGACACCCATCGGCGGGGGGGCGCCCGCGACGTGCTCGGCCGCGTGACCGCCGCGCGCCTGGAGCGCGGCCGCGGTATCGCCA